GGAGCGTCTGAGGACATTGCCCGATACGACTTCTTTTTACTAGTCGATGGACCTAAAGCAAATGAGTATATTTCACCGTTAGATGAATTTGACTTAGAACCTTATGAAAAGGAATCCTATCAGAACAGGATCCGATGGATATGGAGCCGTACCGCAGAACAGATTCACATGGAACGTTCTGTATTAGATGCTATTTTCGATGCAGGAAAGGAACTAAACCGAAACTACAATTCTCATATTATGATATTCGGCCCTGAAGCATGGAAAAAGCTTAGTAGGGTAGCCATCGCCACCGCAGCTCTTGTTTGTAACATGAGTGAAGATGGAGAAAACCTGATTGTCACTGAAGAACACGTAACATGGGCAAAGAAATTCCTAATTGCTTGTTACGACAATCAGTTATTCAAGCTAAAAGAGTACGTAGAATCACAACGCAGATTAGTGGAATGTGATGATGCAGCCGTAGCAGCCTTGCAAGGAATTTACACGACACACAGCGTCCTGCTGAGACAACTAGAAATGACCACCGAAAGCACACCGAGAGACTTACAGATGATGTCCAGTATGGAACAAAAAGATTTCAGTAAAATGATGCACCAGTTAGTGAGATACAGTTTCGTGGAATATGGAACTAAAGTCGTACCGACTCAACGCTTTAGAACCGCAATGTCCTTAATAGATAAAGAGCCTTTCATGAAGAAATTGGGGGAATGATGAATGATGGAAGTAAATAAGATTTATAATATGGATTTTAGAGAAGGTCTAAACCTGATTGATGGACCTATCATGATTGTTTCGGATCCTCCCTATAACATTAAGTTTAAGTACAATGAGTATGAGGACAACTTAACGGATGCAGAATATATTGAAATGATTTCTAGTTTTAAGTGTATTCCGTCAGCACTGATACACTACCCTGAAGAAACAATGAAATATTTTGTTCCTGCTTTGGGTGTTCCTGACGAAGTAGTGGTGTGGTGCTATAACTCAAATCTTCCTGCTAGACATTCAAGATTAATAAACTTCTATAATTGTAAGGTTGACTTTAATAAAGTAAAGCAACCTTATAAAAATCCTAATGATAAACGAGTTAAGAAATTAATCGAAAACGGAAGTAAAGGAACACGTTCTTATGATTGGTTTAGTGACATTCAGTTAGTTAAAAACGTGTCAAAAGAAAAAACTATTCATCCTTGCCCTGTTCCGATTCAACTGATGGAGCGCATCATTCTTCTAACTACAAATGAAGGGGACTTGGTTGTAGACCCTTTTATGGGTTCAGGAACGACAGCTTTAGCCTGTTTGAATACAAATAGAAGATTCATAGGTTTTGAAATGAATGAAGAATACTGTAACTTAGCTAATGAAAGGATTATGTCACATGAAAAACCCTTATGAGTTATGGATAAGGTTCCATATTAGTGAAGACCACGATATGGAAGCAATGTACACACACTTTGAGTGTGATAAACCACTCACAGGTGGATTCGATACAGAAACCACAGGCTTGCATATCATTAAGGACAAGCCTTTCCTGATACAGTTTGGTTGGTTAGTTCCTAAGCAAGACTTTGGAAGGGTGTTCACGTTCTACCCAACACCTGAAAATATGAAAATCTTCTTCTCGTTAGCTAAGAAACTAAGATACTTTGTCGCTCATAACATCAAATATGACTGTCACATGCTCTCTAATATAGGATATGCAACAGAAGTACAAGCTATGACAAATTTATATGATACCACCGCCATCGCCAGGTTAGCTCTTGAAGCGATCCCTGAGCGAGAAGGCGGAGATTCGTTAGCTCTGAAGGATTTAGGGAAGAAATACATTCATCCTGAAGCGACGAAAAGTGAGTCCATCATCAAAGATGAACTAAGAAAACTAGGCACTCAGCGCATTAAAACCTTAACCGTTGCTTTAAAACAGTTCCCAACAGATGAAGTAACCGCTACAGGAAAAACAAAGTATTGGGGGAAGGGACATATTGAAAAGTTCCTGAAAGACCCCACAAACGACGTGGAGGATCTTCCTGAAGGTGTCCGTGACGTGTGGACAGATTGGCAAGAGGAATATCCGGAACCGACTTATGAAGATGTACCGCGTCCTATCATGATTAAGTACGGTGCGGAGGACATTATCGCCATGCTAGAGTTCTTCAAACACGCTTTTCCATTCGTTCTGAAGCGAAAGCAACTTGAAATTCTCGAAATGGAGTCAAAATGTATCCTGCCGATGTACCGAATGGAGCGTGTCGGTCTGAAAGCGGACCTAACTTATTTAGAGGAAAGCCGTTTGAAGGTAAAGAACTATATTACTAAGCTGCGAAATGAAATGTATGGAATTATCGGGGAGAAAATCACCGTTAATCAGCACCAACGGATCAAAGACATCTTCTTATCCAAGTGGGGAATCGCTTTAGAATCTGATGATTCCGCTAACATGAAGAAAATCATGAAGGATTATAAAGGAGAAGCACGACGATTAGCGGAACTAATCAAAGCACTTAGGTCCTTAGAGAAATGGTATTCGACTTACATCAAGCCTATCATCAAGAACGCAGAGTATGATGGGAAAGCCTACACACAGATTAACTCAGCAGGTGCGGTCTCAGGCCGAATGAGTAGTAATTTTCAGCAGTTCCCAAAGAAACCACTAAAAACATTAGAAGGCGAAGAACTATTCCATCCGCGGAAAGCGTTCGTGGTGAAAGGAGGAAACTATGAATCTACTGTTTATATCGACTACGACCAAATTGAATTGGTTACACAAGCTCATTATACGTTACTTGTTTCGGGGGGAGATATTAATCTCTGCCGAGCGTATATGCCATTTAGATGCGTACACTATCGGACAGGCGACTACTTCAGTTATAAGAACCATAACGACAGAACCAGGTGGGACGAAAAGCAACATTCAGGAGAGTCAGCGTGGTTAGATGAAACAGGGAAACCGTGGACCAAAACAGACCTACATGCGATGACCGCTCATAAAGCCTATCCTGAGATTCCAATGGATTCAGATGATTTTAAGAACAACTATCGACCTAAAGGAAAGACCACTAACTTTGCTTCCAATTATGGTGGGGGTCCTGGTGCTTTAACAGGTGTGTTAGATATTAGCTGGGAAGAAGCTGAAAAGCTAGTGAATGGATACAATCAAGCCTTCCCAGGAGTTATCAAGTATCAGGAGAAAATCATTCAGGCACATGGTCAAAAAGGATATGTCCATAACCATTATGGACGCAGGTACTACATTCAAGACAGCTACCGCGCTTATAAACTAGCAAACTATGTAGTTCAAGGAACCGCAGCCGATGCGATTAAACAAGCGATCATCACGATTGATAAGTTTTTAGCAGATAAGAAAAGTAAAATGGTCATTCCCATTCACGATGAAATTCAATTTGACATTTACAAAGGTGAAGAATGGATTGTGGAAGAACTAAGACACATGATGGAGAAAGCATTTGCATGGTGTTTAGTTCCTGTAACCGCAGGAGTAGAAATAACTTATGATTCATGGGCAAATAAAAAATAGTCGTCTTTGACTTAAAGTGTGTCGTAAACCTTTAAGAAATGGGGGGGAATAAAAAAACTCTCATTTGTTTAGGGACAAATAAGAGCAAATAAGAGCCAATTGATAAAAAATTCATTTGTCAATAGGTTACTACACATTGCCTTATTTGTCCAATATTAGGAGGTGTAAAAATGAAAAAGTGTCCAACATGCAAAGGTGTGGTTAGCCCTGCTTTTGAATTATGGAAAGACAATGTTATTGATTTAAAACCTTGGGAAGCGTATGAGTTTCCTTGGGGTTCAGCTGTCAAAAAGAGGAATGGTAAATGGACGCATATTTTTATAGGTGACCAAGAAATTAATGTGGAGAGTATAGAAGTAATTTTACATGAAAACGGGATTGAATTTATTAAATCCTAAGACACACCACGAACAAATTGTGACCTAAAAGGAGAATGAATGATGGGTAGCTATAAAGATAGAGCAAAAGGCGATGTTTACCGCCCGACGGTTCAAGTAAGAAAAGCTAAGAATGGAGTCCCAACTAGCGTTACCTTTGGTGGATACACTTACGCTTTAGTTCATGATAAGTACATCAATGGAAACAAAAATAAGGTAAATAAAAAGGAGTGCTGAATGATGAGGTTAAAAATGCCATTTAGGACCGATATGCACGGATACACGACTTCCCTTTTCGGGGAAGTGATTCCAGGTGGACTGAACAGAACTAAAAAGGTGAGGGAACATATCAAAGCCATTCACCAAAAAGAAGCAGACTACATTAAGTCCATGAGTGGAGAAGTAAAAATAACAAAACTAAAGGAGAATGAATGATGAACAGAGAAGAATTATTAGCTAAGGTTGCAGTTATTTTAGGGACAAGCGAAAACAACGTAAAACACGCTCCACTAATGAAAACAATCGAAGATTTAGTGAAGGTGATCGAAAATGGAAGAACTATTTAACGCTGACTCTAGTATTAGTAACAAAGCCTACCATATTGCGAAAGAAAATGGAATCTCAAGAAAAAATGTACGACAGCGTTATTGGGATTATGGTTGGGATATTGAAAAGGCCATTACGAAACCCATTGAAAAGAATCCTTCTGAATGGTTGAAGTGGAAAGAAATTGCTACAACTACAGGTGTATGTAACCCTCTATTCCTTCAACGGATACGACACGGGATGACACCAGAGCAAGCTGCAACTACACCTGTTAATCGATACAAGAAACACAATAGGGTGAAAGGAAGCGGAAAGTATGGATACGTACTTAAACCCTGAAGATTTCCAAAAGGCAAGGGACAATGGAATCGAGTATGAAATGGCTTATAATCGGTTTTATGTATTAGGTTGGCCTAAAGAAAAGGCGATTACCAAACCCGTTATGCGTCGGGGATGGAAATGGAAGGACTATGAGAATGCCTGTGTGAAAGCAGGAATCTCCAAAAGTGCTTTTTATAAACGGATAAAAGAAGGGTGGGACCTGGGAAAAGCGTCCACGACTCCGTTTGTTCCTTATCAGGAAAGACGAAAAAACGTGAAAATCACAGATGAAGTGAAAGCCACCGCAGAGAAAAACGGAATCCCTATCGGAACCTTAAAAACAAGGGTGTATCTGTATAAATGGGATGTAAAACGAGCAATGACGGAACCCGTTCACAAACAGTTCAGGAGGAAATTATGAAACTATTAGCTTTTGACCCATCCGGAAATCATGGTAAAGAAGGGTATGGAAATACAGGAGTGTGCATTATGGAAGATGGAGAAGTGAAGAAGTTAGATGTCATTTCTGCAAAAGATTTTCAATCAGAAACAGAATATTGGGCTGCACATGAAGATTACATACAAAAAGAATGGCCCGATCACATGGTATTTGAGGGGTATCGTTTGTACAACCACAAAGGAATGGCAGCTAAGTCACAGGCAAACTCAGACCTACCCACTCCACAATTAATCGGAATACTGAAAATGGCATGTTGGAACATCGATATTCCCTACACAATCCAATACGCTGCCGACGTGAAAACACGATGGAGTGAAGATGTGTTAGTTCAGCTAGGAATCTTAGAGAAAAAAGTAACAGGTAGAGGAACGAGTTATTACTGGAATGGTCAGCTAACAATGACACACACGCGTGACGCATTAAAACATGCACTACATTGGACACGATATAAGGAGTCGAAACTATGAATTTAGAAACATTTTATTCAAAACAAGAGGAATTAGAACAGTTTGTCCGGAAGAATATTGGAATGTCTGAAGAAGAATTCAGTTCTGTGGAAATGGTGGACAAGCGGATCTACGCTTTTAAGGTGGAACTAGCGGAATTTAGTAATGAAACCGCCTGGTTCAAGTATTGGAAGCAATCACACAAGATGGACCTAGCCAAAGTGATTGAGGAACTAGCCGATTGTATTCACTTCCTGCTTGCCATTGGAATTTACCGAAAATACCGAGAATTTGTACCTGACCTGGATTGGTACAAGTGGAAGGACTTTTCAGAGGATTTTCTTTATAGAGAGATTATGGAAAGTCCTATCGGCAGTTCAGGTCAATGGAAAACGGCTTTCGAGCAGCTAATCGCTATTGGTGTGAAATTAGGTTTTGAAGTCGAACAAATTCAGTTAGCTTATTACCTCAAGAATCAAGAAAACATTGAAAGACAAATGAGGGGTTATTGATGAAACAAACACTAAATCGAATATACAATATGGATTGTATAGATGGAATGGAGAGACTTTACAAAAAGTACGGACAAATAGTCGATTGCATTGTGACTTCACCTCCTTATAATTTAGGTGGAGACTTTCACACGATGGTTGCAGGAAAACGTGTGACATACGGTGATTATAACAGTCCTTACAAAGATAAGTTATCAGAGTCAGACTATCAAGATTGGCAAACACACTTCCTTAATACATGCTACACGTTATTAAAAGACGAAGGATTCATGTTTTATAACCATAAAAACAGAATTATAAATGGCTCAGTCATTAGTCCTTTCGAGTGGATAACTAAAAGTAAGTTTAATATCTCACAGGTTATTGTAATGAACCTCAAATCTACCGCAAATGTGGACAAGCGAAGGTTTTTTCCAGTACATGAATTGATTTTTGTTTTAACAAAAACACCAAAATTAAAATTGAATAACCATGAGTGCCTAACAGATGTATGGGAAGCGAAGAAGGTTTCAAGAAAAACGTCAGGACATCCTGCTACATTCCATATAGATGTACCGAAAAGATGTATAAACGCTTCAACAAACGAAAACGATTTAGTTCTTGATCCTTTTATAGGTTCAGGCACTACCGCCTTAGCTTGTAAAGAGCTAAATCGTAACTTCATAGGTTTTGAGATTAGTAAAGACTATCATGAATTAGCAACCGAGAGGATTAAAAATTTGAATAAGTAGGAGTGGGTTGCTGTGCGGATATTGGTAAGGGATAGCAGTATTGCAGGTTGTGCAAAAGCGGTAAGCCGTAAAGTGAAAGACGGATGGACACCGATCACGAAGATAAAAATAGACGATTCGATGGCATCTTATGGAGAAATTAGTTATGTGTGCGTCATGGAGCAACCAGATACACCAGAAATGGTAGAAAAACGGAAAAAAGGCCGTTTTAATACGTCAATGGTGGGGAGGTTACACTAATGTATTACGAGCAAATATTATTTAACGAAGTGATTTATTACTTAGAGCAGAAATGGCAGCGTAAACTAAACGACCACGAAAAGAACGTCCTGATTGAAGGGTATAAATTCGGAAGAAAAGTAGAAGCAGAGTGTGAACTAAAGATATTAGATGTTCGTCTTTGACAAATATGACGACATAGAAGGGAATGAGGAAATATGAGAAAGTGTGACGATGTTGGAAAATGTGAAAATTGCGGAAACGATAGAGAAGAGTATTTAAACCACTACTGCAAGATGTGTTTAGATAAAATGACAGAAAATAACAGTGTTAAAACAGAAACTTCAGTGTCGTAATTCGACCAAATAGCGACGTAAAGAAAGGGACCTACATCATAGTAGGTCCTCTTTTGTGTAAACTAATAAATCGATACCTGGGTTACTTTGTGTGATCTGCACCTTTCTGCTTTCTTTTTCGGTGTAGAACAACACTACAGGGAACCGTCCCAAGTTCTTCTTCTGCCACAGGTTCATATCCTTGAACCGCTTGTATTTGTCTAGTTTTTCTAAATTCTTCTTCATCTTCTGCATATGATCCACTTCCAGGAAGTATTGGGTGCCTTTTGAGTTAAATACTGCGTCAGGAATAATGGTAAACTCAGGATTCGGTATTTTAAACTCATTCTGCCATAGTTTCGGACACCCAAAGTGAATGTAAATGTCATTTCGCATGATGGTATGGTGGAAATGAGGGGTTTTTGTGATGGTTTTTTCACACCCCACTAACTCCCTTCCTGCTTTATTGAGGTAATAAATGTTTTCATTCTCCCTGAAATGCTGTATATATGTCTGCAAATTCTTCAGCACTCTCGTCGCATTTCGATTCGATCCCAGTTGGTGAATCTCCTGAAGCTGTGACCGTGTAGCCATATCCAACAGAGCTAACGTCGTTAGTATCTCGTAATCCCTCTTTTTCTTCTTCTCCGCTTGCGTCACCATAAGCCAATTCCTCCTGGATAAAAGGTTTCAACAGTTTATCAATTTCCTTGTTCTCAATAATCGGAACCTGAATCACACGTTTTAGGTCTGCTTTATAGATGGCCCGACCTTGCATCCCATAGCCAATGTCCTCTGCACCGGATTCATCTAAGATGACATTCGAAGCGGTGGAAGTCGGTAAACGAAAACTAATACGAGCATCACTGTTCTGTTTCACCTGTCTAGGTAAAATATCGCCTGTAGGGTATTGTGAACACATAATGAGGTTATACCCTAAACCACCTGCCACCTGAGCGATAAATTCTAGAATCTGACGACAATCATTCCGCACCTGATCGCTTTTGTTTTGCGGAGCTAACACGCTTGCTTCATCAATCACGATTAGTTCCCTGTCTATTTTCTCTCCTGCTGTCCACGCTTCTTTAATGTCCTCATATCCCTTTTGCTCAAAGTACATCATCCGTTTTTGGATATTGTTCCGCAGTTTCTTTAGTTTCTCTAGAGATTCCTTTTCGCTACGAGCCACGGAATAGACCTGTGGGAGCTTTTTAAACCGATTGAAGGCTAAACCACCCTTAAGGTCAAACAAATGCAATTTAAGACCAAATCTGCGCTTTAGAACTAACTGTGTGATGATTAGTTTCATCGCGACTGATTTTCCGTAACGAGTCATCCCTCCCATAATCATATGAGGAACTAAGTTAAAATCATGCAGAACTACACCGTTATGGTCCACTCCAATCACCACTTTGTAGCCTTCACATTCGTTTAACCACTCTAATTGGTAGTCAATTCGCTTAGGTAGTCTATGTTTGTAGATTTTAATGAGAATGACATTACCGCCTTTGTCCTCGACTAACACATCTTTGTTCAAGGTTCCTTCTAGGATTAGGTCTAATGGCTTTTGTTCCATGAGTTGTCGGTACGTCATCCCTACAGGCAGTTTGTATAAGTACCACATACCCCAACCCTTCTCCCCTTTCTTGATAAGAGTAGGAAACTTGACCTTCTTTGCCTGACCTTCTTTATCACGATCAATGATTGCTATTCCAGTATTACGAAAAATCTTCTCTATATAATCTTTTGTACTGTTCCGATTACCAAGCCGATGCTGTGCAAATAATACTCCTGACACGATGGAGCCAAAAGCTACAAATTCCAACAAGACAACCACCTCCGGAAAATTTACAAATTTATAGTCCCTATACATGAGAATAGTAAAAAATAGACCTAACACCTACAACCACAAGGGTTTCAACGTGTCTGATAAACCTACCGATTTGTTATATTCCTAAGAACGCTCTCGCTGCCACCTGAACAACCTTATAGCAGATGTATAAACCATAGCCGTATGCACCTAAGTGGGTCATGGTGTGAAGGGTTTCCGCTAGATCCCCTTTACCATAGTGAGATAATACTTTTCCTGCGACACCCGAAACAATCAACGTCCCTGAAGCACCTAACACTGTCGCAAATGTAAACATTAATCTTCCCTCCAATTCTTAATAGCTTCTTTTACAGATGCTTGCACACACCATGATTGAAAATCAGCAACTAATTGAAGCAGTTCTACAATGCTTAATTGGTTTTCCTCTTTAAAATCAAAAATTTTGTCCCCAAATACACTTCGCAACATATTCATTTCATCTAAGGATTTAGGTTTCATCTTCCATTCCTCCCGAAGTCAATATCTAAGTTGGCAGCACCGAAAATCTCTCCAAATACCTTAACTTCTCCATATTCACTTACATGATCTAACCCTTTCATGGAATAACAGTAATCGCACATACCGCCACGACTAAACATTCCTGCATCATGAACCTGTTCGCACTCAGGACAAAATTGTTCATACATCATTTCCACATCCTATCTATAATTTTATCTTCAATTTCCTTGTAGGGATCTACCCTGGTTGCATCCCATTTATACAGATGATCTAAAATGGCATTGTATTGGTCTTTTTTATTAGCTTCATTAGTTAGATGTCTTAGGTCTTTAACTTCATATAGATACCAGGCTTTTTCTAAAACATCGTAAGGATCGCGTGAATCCTTAGCAGCCTTATACCCTTGAAACATGGAATGAACTAAATCGTTAAAACCCATAACGTTTATCCCACACTTTCTGTTGTAGGTATTGCTTTTGTTCTCCTGTGAAAGTGGAATCAATAGCAGACGATACGTAATTCCAATCTAAGTCACCATCATTAATGCACTGAATCGCTTTTTCAAACGAAAATTGCTCATAGTGTAAAAATTGTTCGTCCATATATCTTTGAGTGTGTTTATCCATTCCTGTTTGTATCGGCTCTTTCTTTTTAAACCAACCCATGTATATTCTCCTTTCGTTTGGGTGATAATTCACTATATGCGTATGTTCCTAAGAAGATTCCTAAAAGGAGAAAAAAAATAATGAAAAAACCCTTCTTAGTTTTAACTAACGGATTACTTTGGTTTTTTGTGTTATCACATATTACAGGTTGGATAATTGCCTGGTGGCAGACTATATGGATCATAAAGGAAATAAGGAGGAAAATGTTATGAGTTACGAAACGTATCATACCCCTAGTTGGGATTGGCAAATGGCAGTAGATCACTATGAAGGAAAAAGGTATCAATGTAATTATTGTGGGTGTGGGTTAGATAACCATGAGGTCTTTCTTGTGGACGGAAAACCGTATTGTGGTTGTTGCAAATAAAAAAGGCCCCTTTAGGCATTAGGGGCCTTTCTTACATATGTGCAGTTCATATTATAGTCAAGTCTAGGGTGTGAAAGCCACATCACACTTCTCTAAGCGGTTGTACGCTACGTGAGGATTCGAACCTCATTCCCTCAGTCTCAGTGGGAACTCTAGACTTTAATCAACCACTAACACGTCTGCTAATGATTGTCTGATTACACTATATCACAGTGTATTACTTTTTGTCCACTTTTTTATTGTGATTTTTGTAAATTCCGTAAAGAACTAGACCTAACGCAATTCCATCGCCTACCCATGCGGATATATTGGCTTTGGTGGCTTCGTCAATGTCTACCTTGAAGATTAATTGAAGTGTTAAAAAGATAAAACCAAGTAAAGGTGCTACAATCGTTTTGCTCATTTAGAACATCTCCTTCCATGTTTTAGGTCCAACAATACCATCAGTTGTAAGACCGTGTTTTTTCTGCCAAGATTTAACCGCTGCATCTGTTTTAGATCCCCACACACCGTCAGCTATAACCCCTACTTTTTTCTGAATTAGTTGAACGGCTACAGAATTAGTTGAACCTTTTTTAATCGGGTGTCCTGGGTACGGATGAAATTTAGGAACCGGCTTAAGGAACAGTTCTTTTTCTGCATTTCTTCGTCTAACTAAACCTTTTAGAGTTTGTCCACCTGCTTTGCAATATAAAGGAAGTGCGTTTGCAATCTGAGGTAAAGAACGTCCCTTTACAAGCGTTTTAAGGTTTCCAGGACCACAGTTATAAGCAAAGGAACAAAGTGCGTCAAATTGGTTTTGATTTAGTTTTAGACCTAAGTTGTTTACAGCGTCTACAAAACGTTTTAGGTCCTGCTTTAACAAGTCATCTGCTTCATTCTGTGAAATACGCTCACCTACCACGACACCGCCTGTATGCCCCCACCCAATCGTCGGAATACCTATAGGATCTTTGTATCCGAAAAGTACACATCCTTCAAACGACTGAATCAGTTTAATGCCAGTTTCAGAAATGTTCATCTGAATCCCCTCCTATACAAATTTAATAATTAACCCAACAACAACACCTAAAACACTACTTCCACTAAGAACCGCTATAATAATCTCCTTACGGGACACCATTTTTGTTTTCTTTAGATCAAAGGTGTTCGTAATTAGTGTATTTAAAAGGCCACTTTGGTCTTGTGAGGTTTTTAAGACTGTATTCTCTAATTGGAGTTGACCATTTTTTACTGATGTAATTTCCCCTACAAATTTACCGTAATTATCTTCTAATGTTTTTAACCTGTTTTCATGGTCAAGTAGTTGTTCTTGCACGGATAAAACCTCCATTTCACTCGACCCCCCTTTCCCAGAATGATAGGCAGCTTGTCCTATATCTAATCGCCTATCATTCTAGCACAATAATAGTGGAAAATCCTTCTATTTTTTAACTGCCGGTTTTTTAGGTGGGTTTTTCACTACTTTATGACCTAAAACTTCTCCGTTTTTACTGTAAATACGATCCTGAAGCGGATTTAAGTTCTGAAGCATTGCGTCTAACTTATCCGTATTATCAGGCTCCATTAGGTAATCTAAGATATGTGCACCATATTTCCCTGCGTCACCTGGATACTGAGTCGCTAAATATTGTGCATAATCCGCTCTTGCTTTATTGCCGAATGTCTTTTTGAACACATCAAGCGTAAATTTATTCGCTTTTGCGTCTTGTCTACCGAATTTATCAGCAAAGGAAATCGCATTTCGGTTGAACCCTAATTTATCATTCGCTGCTACATCTAAAGCAGGTGAAAGAACAGTGGAAGGAACCTGAGTATTTTTACGTATTGTTACGTATCCATCGGTATTAGGAACTAACCCTTGTG